TCATCTGCTTGTTAATGGATTCTTTTTTCTCTCTTCCGGATGCATCTTACTCTCGTGGTCTCCGTGATATGCTAGGCTCTTAATTGGCTTATACATTGGAACGTTATTTATAAACTTGCCTGTAAGATACTGACCTACTCCACTACTCATATTAGGGTTTCTATTCCATCTGTTTGGGTTGGGTTGGTTTATCTTCCATTCAGTCTCCTTTAAAGCTGACCTATCACAAAAGAAACCACAATCACAATAACCAACTAACTCGTGCCCATCTATAGGCTCTTGCTTTCTAAAGTATCCCCAAGACTGCCAACGTCCATCATTTACAATGTTATAGACGTAAGGCTTATCGAAATCGTTGTGTATCTCTATGATTCTATCTATGTCTAAATCTAGGAAGTCATCCGCAATAAAGATATAAAGGTCTGCTACATTCTGCTTTGCGTCTTTGAGTATCTCATCCCAAGTCTTCCAAAATCCTTTCTTACCTCTGTGTGGGTGTGTTACTCCGTCTTCAAAGATTACTGGCTCAATATCATACTCACGAAAACGCTCTACTACTTTCTTTAGCATCTCAGGACGATCGTAGGCAGTAATGTAGGCTCTTATTTTCATTTTAGGTCTTTTATCTTCTTTTTGTAAAGGTAAATAATTTCTTTAAGTTCCTCTACTGAGTATTTTGCCGTTCCTTGGGAGAGGTTGTTTAAGGTCTCTAGTCTTTCTTTTCCTATTCTTTTCTCTAGTCCTCTTTGGTACGCTATAAGGTTTCCGTGTTTGTGTTGGTTACAGGCTACGCATTGACCGTGTACGTTGTCCTCGTTGAATGTTACCGCCTTATGCCCTCCGCTTGAGTAAAAGTGTCCAGCATCAAATTTGCCTTTGAGAACTGATCCACAAGAGATACATTCCTTTCCTGAGTCTCTCAACCTTATCCACTCATTAAATACTTTCTGTGCCTCCTTAGTCCAATCCTGACAAGTTTTCAAATCTTCCTTTAGTTTCGCCTTTCGTTGCTTCCATTGTTTCTCCTTTGCTACCCTTACCCACTCTTCTACGCACTCAGCTTTTAAGCAGTAGTGTTGTAGTGGTTTGTCAGGTCTGAAATATTCCTTACAATGTTTGCACTTCTTACGGTTCATTAGAATAGTCTTTGTTGTGCTATGTGGTTTTTAATTCGCTTTATTGATGCCTCGTAATAGTCCTTATCAAGTTCACAAGCCGTTAACTCGAAACCTCTTTCGTGACAAGCTAAAGCAATTGAGCCACTTCCTAAATGAGTGTCGAGTATTTTGTCGCCCTCTTTGGCGTAGTTATCAAGTAACCAGTTATACAACTGTCTTGGCTTTTGTGTTGGGTGTATTCTAACCTCTTTGTTTTTCATTTCTTGTTGAAGCATACCATTCCATCTAAACTTAAAAACCCTTACTGCAGTTTTAAATGATGTGTAAGCTAATTCTGCGTCAGCAAAGTTTCCGCTATTATCTTTATCCCATACAATCCAACAAGGACTGGAATAAGGTGCTTTATCTATAAAATGGTTTGCTCCCCATATGATTTGGTTTTTTGATACCCTTCTCAACTCTTTAAAATATTCAATATTAGGTGCGTGTTTATCCCAATTCTTTTTAATGTATTCTTTTGCTTTACCTAATTTATCTCCACCTATTTTCCCACCATCCATATTTATCCCATAAGGAGGGTCAACTATTGCTAAATCAAAATAGTTATCAGGATAACGAGCCATTAGCTTCATATTATCTTCGTTCGTTATTTCTATCTTATCTGTTACTTTCATTCTAGTATGTTATAGTTTCCTTTTAATATGCTATTTCTTAGCTTATGCTCCTTTATGAATGTTCGCCTTTGTCGTGATCGTTGTCTAATATACAACCTCTCGCAGAACAATACAATGTTTTTACCCTCAGCTTCTGTGAACTCGAAGACTCTATTCATTAGGTAAAGTTTGTAACCTACTCCGGTTGGCTTCTCTAACATAGCAAAAGGCATACCCTCTGCTAATACTTCTGCCTGTATTTCGTTAATCTTTGTTATAGTAATCATAGCTTTTCAATTATATTCTTTGCCTTAAACAAGTTTTCTATATGTTCTTGTATTCGCTTAGTGTCCTTTCCTGTGTCTTCCATTAAATTCCTTACGTCTAGTAAATACATTAATGCTCCTGTTAGATAGGTGTTTGCTTTGCTTAGTTCTTTCATAATTCGTCAAAGATTGATTTTTGCCTTACGTCCTTCTTTCTAATTATCCCCAAAGCAGTTTCAAATATTGTGCGCCCAGCTTCGTAGTCAACTAGGTTTCTAGCAATTTTATCTTTTCTTTGTTTGCCTTTATAGTTTGTTAAATCTATTTCGTGAAAATCGTATAGCTTTTTGTATGTACTATGTATAAAATTTTTTGCTCTTCTGTCGTTTAAGTCAGATGGTAGTAGAAAATTACACCAATATAAATGCCTACCTCTCTCCTGTGCTTCAATAAGTGGTTTGTAGTATGGTATAACGTTCTCAACAACATACTTACCACTAAAAAAGTTTTGAAGAAAAATTATTTCCTGGTATAGCTTCATATCTGGGTAACTTGCAGCCGATTTCCTTTCGCCTTCGCCTGTATTCGTTTTTCTCATTCTACTATGTGTAGGGCAAGGCGGAGAACTCCAGATAAAGTCAAATTCCTTATAGTGGTCTAGTAAGTATTGGTGTGCATCTGATACAATTACCGTATCGTTATGGAATCTCTCTTGGTAAAGTCTAGCAAGTTCAGGGTCTAACTCAACCGCTGTAACTTCTATTTCTATATTAGCCTCTTCTGCTACTTCATCCCACTTGTATCTATTTCCACCTAGACAAGCGTACAAATTTAAAACTTTCATCTTCTTCATAGTTGTTTATTTAAAAGGGTAAATTATCTCCCTCGTTATCAAATGTACTTAAATTTTGGTTAAGGTTGTTTCCTTTAGCTAAAGCGTTAACCCCATCACAAGTGAACGCAGTACCGTATTCAAGTTTAAATAGTACAGGTTGGTTTATGTAAGTAGGCTTTCCTCCAGTTTCAGTTTCCTTTACTTTCTTTACGTGAATCTCCGTAAACATCCAAGCGTTAGCACTTTGAGTGTATCTGTGCGCTACTATAAAGTCATCCGCACGGTTTACCCATTTACCACCGCCTTCGGCATCTGCTGCGTGTGGTGGTACTGGCAACCCTTCATAATCTCCTGACTTGTGAGTTTTACGTAGTGCCTCAGTAGCTGCGTGAATACACATATAAACCGTAGTCTTAAACTTCCTAGCAAATAGCCTTAACTTCGCAGCAGTTTGGTAATCGTGTTCGTGTGAGTTCATACCGTATGGTCTAGCGAATGAGTTATGTGGATCAATCATAAGCACATCGTATTTACCCATCTTTTGAACGTCCTTCATAAAATCGTCGATCGTTACTAGTTTCTCATACTCGATAAAATCAAAGTGATTTTCTACGAACTCCTTACCTTGCTCTAGTTGTTTAGGTGTCATAGTAGTTATCTTTTGATTCATAAATAACTCTATGATGTTACGCTTTAATCCGTGTACGGTATTCTCCGCTGCGTAGATTAGGTTTCTATGTGAGTAGTTTACAGATAACGCAGTAAGATACCATAGCACCCAATAAGTTTTACCAACGTTAGCGTGTCCTAAGATCATATTTAACTTACCCTCCTTGAATCGTAGGTTGTTGTCTAAGGCAATACCCAAACCTTTACCTTGTGGTATCTTATCTTGTCGGAGTAGTTCTAAGTAATCATCTTGTTGTCTATGGTCTACTCTCATTTTTTAGGTTGTTTAATTTGATGCCCATTTACGTCAATGCTTTCGTTCCAATGCTTTATAGGTTGTTTAGGTTGGTAGGTTTCTTTTATTGCTTTGTAAATCTCTATTACTTGTTCTTTGTTTATTTGTTTACTTGTTATTTGTTTTATTATACTATCAATGCTTTGTACTGTGCTTTCACTTTGCTTTGTCACGTGCTTTATCAATGCTTTATCAAGTGCTTTGTCACGTGCTTTATCAAATTTTGATAGGGCAATTATGTTACTTGAGTATTGATTTTTACTCCGTTCAACCATAATAATAAATCCCCAGTCTACTAAATCAGTTAGTGTAGAAATGTAAGTATTATAGCTTCTTATACCTATTGCATCTTTAGCCATAGTCGTAGGTAGACCAAACTTAGACTTCCATCCTAATCTATTACAATGCTCAATAGCAAAGAAGTATAGAGCCGTATGATTAGGCTTTACTTTTTCGGGGTTTTCAAATGCGAAGTTAAACCAACTCCGACTTAATTCGTATGAGTTCATAACGTATCTTAATGTAGCGTATACTTGAAAAAGAAAGAGAGGAAGGCGATACGCTGGAAACCTATTACAACCTGTACGGGGTTAACCTCTCTAATAAGACGTAAAATTAATCAAAAGGTTGCTTAATATCTAAACAAATTGCTTTCTATTTTCAACCAATCTGTTAAACACATCTGAGTACCTTTCGCTCTCGTGCTTTATTTCTTTTAGATAGTCGTAGTCTGATTTATAGATCGTGATTCTTTTGTAGTTCCTATCGTCTACTTTTAAACTATTCTCATTGAAATATAACATCTCATCTAATGGGTTTACTAGTAATAAAAAGTAATCATCTTCTTTATACATATCGAACACCTTAATGTAATGAAAACAAGTAGCGTGATTCTTATCTAACATATCTCCTATCTTTTGTAATGCTATTCCATAGCTTCTCAGGTATTTAGTGAGGAAGGCTCTCTTATAAACCAGTTCTCTCTTTCTACTTTTACTTCTCAGGTCGTACTCTTCTATTATCTGTAATGCTTTTTCTATCTCGTTATTCATAGTCTTGTTTTTAAAATAGTCTTTGTTGTGCTATGTGATTATTTATTCTTTTTATTGATGCTTCATAATAGTCCTTGTCAAGTTCACAAGCAGTTAGTTCAAAGCCTAAGTTATGACAGGCTATTGCTATTGAACCGCTACCTAAATGAGTATCAAGTATTTTGTCCTCTTCTTTAGCGTAGTTCATTAGTAGCCATTCGTATAATGAAATAGGTTTTTGTGTTGGGTGTATTTTATCTTTTCCGTGTTTAGCTGGGTGTTCGTAAAAAGTTTTTGTGCTTTTGTCAAATGAAGTCCAAGCTAATTCAGAGCTTGCAAAGCTTGTACATTCTCCTATTTGTTTATCCCATATTAAAAAACAACGAGTGTTATTAAGATTGTCCAAAAAATAATTGCCGCCCCAAATAATTTGATTCTTTGAAACTCTCATTAATTCTTTAAAATATTTTTTGTTTGGTATTTCATCATCCCAATTATTATTTGTTTTTATATTTTTATTTGATTTTACCCAACCAGAATTTGTAATGTCTATACCATACGGAGGGTCAACTATCGCTAAATCAAAATAGTTATCTGGATAACGAGCCATTAACTCTATGTTATCCTCGTTTGTAACTTCAATTTTATCTGTAATCTTCATAGCGTTTTAAATTAGGGGAGAGTTAACCCCTCCCCGTAGTTACTAAAATGGTAAATCGTCTTTCTCTTCTTTAGATATTCCCTCGATAGGTTCAGCATCAGGCTTCCAAGTGTCTACCGTGATAGATACGTCTTTGCCGTACTGGTCTGCTTGATCTTTTACGTTGATGTTAACCTTTACGTAAGTTTTCCCATTATATTCGAAAGTATGTTCCTTAGGAATGTCGGATATACATAGGCTACTTTTTAGCCAATTGTCTTTTTGCTTTTTACCGTTTCCGATGTAAATTGTTTTTTGCTCTGTCATAGCTTCATTAATTTTACATTGTTTCTGAGTCTTTTACTATCTCCATACGCTTCAAATACGGCTCTCAGTTTTCCGAAGTTGTTGCGTTCCTTTAATAACTTTTTAGCTTTTACCTTGCCAATACCTTTTACTCCTTTGATGTTGTCGCTCGTATCGCCTATTAAGAGCATTTCTAAGAGCATTTCGTAACCCTCTTGGGGTGTAGTATAGGAAAAGCCACGAAAGTCCGTTAGAACGACCTCTTTTAACTCTCCATTATCGTCAACCTTAAAGACCGTTACTATGTTTCCATCTTCATCTTTTACATCAATTTTGTAATAATCGAAATGAGCGCAAGGTATTTGTTTAAGGTCTTTGTCGATACTTGCTACTATTGGGTAGTGTTGATCTAGCACTTCTACGGCTTCGGCTATTAAATCGTCAGCTTCTAGAGTGTCTGAGTATTTAACATTCTCTCCTTCTGATTCCAGTACACTAATCACATACCATTTGAAGTGTTTAACTATTTCAGTTAAAGGTGTCTTCTCACGGTTTGCTTTGTACGTAGAATCGATCTCATACCTGAAGTTATTCGAGCAAGTACTAAAGAAGTGAATAACGTTATCAATTACAAAGTTGTCCTCTTCTATTGTGTTAACTATCTCTCTTACTTGGTCGTGGTATTGCTCGTACATTTCAGCAAAGTCCAACTCAGTATCTACGTGGTAGTGTGCTACTTTAAATAGAATACTATCCGCATCTAATAAAAGGCACTTGTTACGTTCACTTAAAAAGGCTTCTAGGAGGTCACGTTTAACCGCATCCTCCTTAGAAAGTTTAATAAAGCCTTTCAAGTAATTTAGTTCCTCTTGTAACTTCATTACGCTAGTTGTTTAAGTTGTTCAGGAGTCAAAGTAAAGTTATTCTTTAAAGACTCCGCATCGTAGTTACCTGACTTAATTGCATCAAGAGACTTTTGAAAACGCTCATCTGTAAGAGTAGGTTTACCTTTTTGTTTAGGTTGTTCTTGTGCATCTGTGTCTTTGTCGGTGACAATACCTAAAGCACTAGACAAAGTGTAACGTCTAAAGTAAGTCAAGGCACTACCGTATGACTGATAAATATTCATTCCTCGTAACTCTTGTACCGGAATGTCTGCACGTGATGCTCTAAACTCTCCGGTATCAACGTGAAAGATAGTAGTAACTAAAGCACCTCCGTCTAGTTCCTGTGTAAACCCTAGCTTGTGCTTTTTAAGTAGTGGGTTTATCACTTCAAAGATTGTAGGCAAATCTGCATAAGAATAGTTATGTCCTTTCGTGCCTTTGTGGATAACTGGGCATTCTTGCTGAAAGTCTGCCAACGCTTTAAATAGTTGGTTACTTTGTGGGATTACGTCCACGATTTCTTGCTTTTTCATAGCTTATTATTTATTGAATTTTAGTTTATTACTTTCTCTATGAGCGTTTATGAATACCTCGTTAAAGGTTGCCTCGCTCTCAGGCTTTACTGTTTTAGATACTCGAATAGGTTGTTTAGTTGGTACGTATTCGTTATCTGTTTGCTTACCTCTCATTCTCTCAGGTAATACTGCGTCTAAAAATTGCTTACTTATTTTCATAGTTTATTTGTTTAAATAATTTCTTTCAATAGCGGATGCGCTTTATTTCGTTTTTCACTTTTTGCCAGTATTCAATTCTTTCAATAGCTGATGCGCTTGGGTTTTTGTATATCAGTTCGTGTAATATCTCATCTACTGCTATTAATGCGCATTGTTTGACTTGTTCAAAATACATTGGACTTACAACGATGTATTTGTCTAATAACTCTTCTGCTTTTTCTTTTGGTGTCATATCTCATCATTTAATCGTTCTACTTCATTATCTATTTGGTTATTGATCTCACGTGTTAACTCATCGGATAAACCTAACTCGTCAAGTGAAGAGTCAAAGATGCTAACATTGTCAGCTTCCCACTTAGATACTTGCTCCCATATCACTATTCCGTGAGCGGTTACATCTTTCTCATACTGGTAATGCTCCTCCTCTAAGATAAAGTCTACTACTGCGATAGTCTCAAAGTCCTCATTCTTTAGTGAGATTTCTCCGTCTTGTTCCCAAGTACTAACCTCGCCTTGTATTAGTTCCTCTCCGTTAATGTAAAAGAAGTTAAGCGGATTAGCATTAGATAACTTAGCCTTTTCTAATACGGCATAATCGTAAGACTCGTAACAACCTACTATTCGATCGTGGTAGCTTCCGTTACTCTTTGCTCTTTCTGTTAAAATGTAAATTTTCATAGTTTATTTGTTTGAATTATGGTGTAAAGTTACAAACGTTTTCAACAAAAACAAATTTTATCAACAAAAAAATTAAATTATTTTGAATCGCGATATGCAATAAAAAAAGACGCACCCCGAGAGATGCGCCTTTAAACTATGAAAAAAGATTGATGTGTAAATATAGTTATTTTATTCCGTTTACTAGCTTATATTGGATATAATCTTGATATGTTTTATTATTCACTTTAAACTGCGTTCTGCACTCTTTTCTATCCGAGCATTGTAAATAGTGTTGGATAGTACCCGCAGCAGTTGTATACATACTCTTATAGTGTGGCAAATTACCGCACTCAGGACAATGAAATTTAGTTTCTCCACGTAGTACCGCATACTGCATATTTGGTTTTACGTAAGGACGTAACTTATTAAATACTGCTTCGAGTGAAATAATATCCCCGTCTCCGTAGTATAGTAAATGATCTAGAGCCTCTTTGTCTTTATGATAGACAACGTTTACCCAGGTCTCTATACCTCCTGCATCTTTCTTTGCTTCTAGTCCGTAGTAGTCACATACGTTCTTTAGTGAGTAGCTAGGTAGGTTTAAATACTTCTTTGCTAGTTTGTACGTGTCTATTTCGTTTAGGGTATGCGGAAAGTCTAAACCGTGGTAAACTGCTCTAGTCCTGAGCCAAGGAGTATCGAATCTCTTACCGTTGTGTGTGATCACTTCGTCAGCTTTGCGTAGTTCCTTAATGAACTTTTTTAGTAGTGACTTATCGCATTGCTTATTTAATCCCCAGTCAAGATTATGTACTTGTTCTTCGCCTTCCCACTTCCAATGTATAGAGATAATCTGAGCGTGTTTAATTATTTGGTGTGGGTGTATGGTTTGGTTATATCCCGGTCTCCAAAAGTGACCTTGACAGAACGAGGTTTCTATATCGTAGAAAAGTCTTTTATGTGTCATCGTGTAGGTAGATTTTTAAACGCTCCTATAATAGTTAGAATAGGTTGTAATACATAACCTACTACAATACCTATAAGCAACCATAGCCACCACTTACCTTTTGCTCGTTCAGTACGTACTATCGTTTTACCTTCTATACGCTTCTCTTTTACTACGGTCTTTACGCTATCCTTATACATTGATTTAACCGCCTTTAGAGAGTCTTTAAATCGCTTATAGTCGTATCTTACCTCGTACTTAGTTACTACGTTTGTATGCGTTCTTATTATCAACGAATCTCTAGGAATTATGATAGTATCGTTTGGCGTTACTATTGTATCGTATATTGTAACGGTATCTACATCACAAGTAATCTTACCGCCTTTCTTTTTATACTTCTTTAAGTGGTAGTCAGGAGAGCAAGAGTTAACCAGGTAGATAATCCCTATTAGGGCTACACTCCAAAAGAAAAATAATGCTAGTGCTTTGGTTTTTTTCATAGCTTATCGTTTTTTTCTTCCAAGTCGTAAGCAATACATAAAAGACCTCTAAAAGTCCAATGTGTTATCTCGTTTTCTTTCTCTTCTACATAAACCACCGAGTCATAAATAGGTGGGTTATTATCTTTAAGATATCTAGTTAAATGTAGTATAGCTTCCGTTTTTTTCATAGCGTTTTATTTGCAATATACAAATATTATTATATTTGCCGTGCGTTTATAAGTTTTAGGTTAGGGAGTGAGAAAGTCTTGCTCCCTTTTTTAATACCCTTTTAACTCAATTATAGAACAAGCGTCTACGATAGATTTAACTGCTCTACGCTTCCACTCTTCGCCCTCCATAAGTCTCAACTCTTCTCGGTTAGTATGAAAGCCTAATTCCAATAATAAAGCAGGACAAATAGACTTTGAGAGTATGTAGAAGTTCGCCTCCTTAATTCCTCGATCACTCGTTATTCCATCGAAGTTACACGCTAGTTCTTGATGAAACCACCGAGCAAGTATATCGCTTTTCGTTTCGCCTTTAGATGTGAATACGGTTATTCCTTTAGGACTTGTCCACTCTACACCATTACCGAAAGCATCTGAATGTATAGATACTAGAAAGCTCTTTTTTTCTTTATGTAGTTCGTTTGCTTTGCGTACTCGCTCAGATAGTGGTACGTCCTTCCAAGTGTCAACCAACTTAACAACATCAAAGCCGTGATCTTTTAACGCATCGTAAATCATATCCACTAGAATACGATTATTAACTCCCTCGTAGAATTGTGTGCCGTCCTCTTTTTTTGGGGAGCGTTTACCGGGTGTTACATATTCATTATTAAACGGACTTATGCCTCCGTGTCCTGCGTCTAGGATTATTCTCATTTTATACCGATGTGTTTATCTTTAAGGAATAGTAAACCCGAGCCAATACTAGCGACTATTACAACCTCTGAAGCTTCCACTTCTGTAAGCACCCAAGTGAATACTGCAATTAGTATAATTAACAAACCTATGATAGTCGTTATTAATCCTTCTTTAAATAGTCTACTCATTTTACTCTTTCTATTCTCTCAAGGATTTCTACAAACGCAGCACTAACTGTTTTAATACTAGCCTCAGAATGTCTTACTGCTCGTTTAATTTCTTCTATCTGTTTATCAAAGTAAACCAACTGATTCTCTATAATCTTCTCAAGCTTTTCAATATCGTCAGGTAGTTTTTCCGTTAGTCGTTCTACTTTAGACTCTATTTTTATTACTTTCTCGTTCATTTCTTCGTGCTTCCTCTCTAGCTTTTGAAAAGACTTATACACATCTTTGAGAAAATAAGATATAACCGC